AACCACCTCCACATCGGCCAAGGCGGCGCGCATAGCTTTCCACCAGTCTTCTCCACCAGCCTCTTCCTCCTCGGCAGAGGCTTTTTTCGCTGCTTCCATCAATGTTTCATCGACGACGGGTTCGTAACTAGGAGCCTCCTCCTCCTTCTTCGATTCATCCTCCTCCTTACGCTTACCCGGACGCTTCCTTTCGAGTTGGCCAATCGATCGTTCATGCTTCTTCACCGCGGTCTTCAGATACGCAACATCACGCTTGAGGTCATTGATGGTTCTCAAGAGCAACGAAACCTTGTCCTCATCCTGCGGAGGAACCCAGTCACACCCACGCCATTGCCGATGAACCATGTCATAAACAAGGACTTGAGACTTCTTGTTCCTCATGGAATTGAAAGCCCGGATCGCTCGACCAAGCTCACAGGCGAGATTCGCCATTATGTAGGCCAGAACCTCGGACTTAGCCGGGTCGATGTCATGGCGTTGCGGGGGCGTCAGTCGGAACATCGACCGAAGCGTGGAACCATTGTCCAGATAACTCATAGCAAGAGCAAATTGCGTCATGGACGATCCAGCGTCAAGATAAAGGAATGTTGATTTTGCAGTGCACCCCAAAGAGTTACCATAGCCACTACTACTCTCCCTAGAGGGAGATTCACACTCCCTCTACTAGGGAGTTAAAAACTGCTTACGCCGCAAGCTTTTCGGGGGCTTTGAAGGCCCCCACGCTGCGGCTGCAGTTTTTGAATGACCCTCTACTGATTACGAAGTATCAGGTATAAGGTGGTTGTGATGGTGGATCGGAGATGTCGATTGCTGGAGCTTGGATGGGTCTAGGAGCGCGTTTGATGCTCGGATGGGGTGTAGGGAGCGGAGAGTAGGGTTTTGAAGGCTAGAGAGGCGGTTGCTGGGACGACCCCGTTTCCGAGGAGTCGCAAGCGGTCCACCCGATTGGAATGCCCATCATCACTTCCACGAAGGACGGGTTCAATGGGCCAGACACGAAAGTTGGCCCACTCAATTCTCCCCGTCGCGCCATTGCTTCCAATGTCTTGGATTGCTGACTTGATCCGTTCAACCGAAAGCTGTCCTCGTTCGCACACGGTGTCGGTAGCAACGATGAAGACTCGGTTCCTGCGATGCGGCGCACCGCATTCCTCCGCGCTAAAGATTCCCCACGAACACCGGTAACCCAAATCTTCCAAGTCGCTGATGACTGTGGAGAGTCCCATCGAAATGTGTCCCTCGACGTTTTCGAGGAAGACAATTGCAGGTCGAACTGCCTCGATCCCTCGCTTGATGTAGGGCCAGAGATGCCGCTCATCGTCCTCACCTTTGCGGAGTCCGGCATGGCTGAAGGGCTGGCACGGATAGCCCGCACTGAGGATATCCACGCTGCCGTGAAGAAGACGCCACGGGAAATCCCGTACATCAGTCCAGATCGGAGCCGCATCAAGCGACCCATCTTCCATTCGCGTAAGTAACACCTCGATCGCGAACGCATCGATCTCCGCATAAGCAAGAGTTCGCAGGTCTCGGACAACGCTGCGGAGTCCAAGGTCGATGCCCCCGTAGCCGGTGCAGAGGCTGAGGTGTGTAACTGTTTTGGTAGTATCCATAATCCCATAGTCGTTGTTCGTTACTCGTTGTTCACACCGGCTCCACACTCAGGAACTCCCACCCGTAGCGATGAGCGTCCTCCTCAGCAGCCTCGCGGGCCTCGCTGATCGGTTCATGGTAGCTGGAGTCCTTCACGATCTCTCCATCCGGCTTGCGGAACGTGGCGACAATGCTGATCACAGCGCACCTCCGATCACCGCCCGAATAGTGGAGGCAAACACCACCGGCCCTTTGACCGGCTGGGCACCGTCCCAGTCCTCGATATCACCGAACACCGCGTCCGGATCTTTTACGAACGGGACTAAAGCTTGGATATCATTCCCGTAAATGTCCTGCCCCGTGTACAGGGTGCAGTTGGGGACGGTGATGGCGTTGGTGGGGTCGTCGCTGACAATGGTTTGTTGGTTCACGCCGCCCAACCTACCGCACCATCATCCACCTCGTCAAGGGGTAATCTTTCATGGCATGGAGAAATCCCTGTACCCCGATTCCCGATTCTGGAATTCCGAATTCCGAATTTCGTATGGCATATGGAGAATCTGGAATACCGCACCATGAGATCGCGGGGCTGGGGGGCGCACATGAGCGGCACATGAGCGGGCGACGGGGGGGGTCGGACACGGGATGTCCAATGGCAATAGCGGGGTGTGACATTCGATGTCATAGGGGGCGGTGAATTGAGACCAGGGGAACCTTATTCACATTGGAAGTGGCCTACTCTAAAGTGGTTGCTGTTGCGGTTCACTGGCAGCAAAAAGCGGTTCTGGCTGGCTGGCTGGCAGACTGGCAATGGCAGGGGCTTGGGCCATGGCCCCGCAAACGAGCGGAAAGGCCCCGTCTAGGGGCTTTTAATTGGCGGCAGGGTGTTGACTGCTGACGGGGCAAAGAAAAGGCCCCTAGGGGCTTCCTAGGGGCTTGCAACTGTCGGGGCTTGTCGGGGCTTGCTAGTTCTTACCGTTGCCAGCCAATGCCGACAGAACCAACAGTATTGTAAACAGCAGACATAACGCTAAATAGCCAAGGACACGAAGTAAGGGCTTCACTTAAGCTTCCTTCCGTCTATCACATCCACCCGATACTTCACACCGGGCTTTGTGACCAACTCACGCACACCATCCCAGCATGGCGCACACATCGCCCGCACGGTGGCGCATTTTCCCGTCTCGTTTTCCCACACGGAAAATTCAACGGCGCGACGATAGTCCATAAGGTTTTCACAGCGTGGGCAAAAAATCGCCCGCCCCACGGATGCTTTCAGGCTTTGCTTGTCGGAGCTGCGTTTGAACGTTTCAAGGATGTCTCTCATAAGCTTAAAAATTACGGATGATGACGCCGTTTTCCCATACCCGGACGCAGTCCGTGCGGTTCATGAGCCATTCAATCGGGTGCTCGTCCTTGGAATCCACGCCATCAATAAATCCGTAGTCCGTTGCTGCAGCCAAGGCCGTGGGATACTCGGCCCATTCACAGCACAAGGCGATGGGGTCCAATTCAAGTTCTGTGTCCGTGTCCTCTTCCACCCTTTCAAGGTGCTCAAACAAGGCGCGCAAGGCGTGATAGCTAAACTGATTTTCCCTTCCGCATGCGCGGAAAGCTTCAACGAATGAGTGCTGTGTGATGATGGTTTTCATGATGGTTTTTAATCGGACACCAATTGCCCGTTGCAACCCACGCTTTCGCATGGGCTGACACGGAAAATTCAGGCTTCGATGAAATGGACTGAACCCTTTCCGTGTGGCGGTATCCACACGTTTTCTATTCCGTTGCGGGCTCCGGCACAGAGTTGACACACAGCGCATGGGGTTCCATCGCGATCGGAAGCGCAAAGGGATTCGCCGATCGAAGCTTCGGATCCGACTCGGAAAGTACTCCACCCGAGTGACCGAGCGATCACAAGTTCCGCGATGCTGTCCACGGATGCCATAAGGAGGGTTTTCCACCCTTGAAGCGATGGCTTGCGCCATTGGTGTGTATAGCCTGTCCACCCCGAAGAAACCCCCGCGATGGCCAAGGCGAGGGAAAGGGGAATCCATGTGGGGTCACCGTAGGCTCCAAAGCGCACCTTGCGACCCACGAAAGCTTCAAGGGAGCGCAGCAAAGGATAGTTTCCGGCCCGCCATGACTTCCAAATCTGCAACGGAGCCTGTCCTTCGTTGACGTAACATGTCCGCTCAACACCGTGTTTACCGTCAACCTCATGACCCCGATGCATGCAATTGCCGCAAATAATCCTATCCAAGCCGGTTCGAATCGCGGTCACGGGGTCTTCCGCTTTGCAGAGAATCCAGATCTGGATCATGTCGCCGGTTTTCCGGTTATCGCTGGGGGTGGAAAACCCGGTGGCGATCACGACTCGGTCGTGATCCTCGTGGAGAATGAATCCGTTGCTCACAGGGAACCCCCTACAAGCAATTGCGCGAAGCAATAGGCAAGGGAACCTAGGACAATGGCCGATCCGATGAGGATCGCGAGGGCGGTTAGGAAGGGTTTAAGGGTTTTCATGATTTGAGACACTGGCCACAATGACCAGACCAGATGACTCCCAGCGGAAGTCACCGGATCCGGTCACAGAATGAAACCTTCGGACTCAAGGCGGGCTTGTTCCGCACGGAATAAATAGGTGAGCGGAGCGATGTTGTCCTCGGTCACGATGAGTCCAAAGCCCAAGTCCTCACACTCGGGCATGAGAATGTCGCCGATCTCAAGGGTTCCGGTGAAGCCGTCTTTAATGGTTTGCACGGGGCGAGAATGCGACGGGATGCGAGACAAGTCAACTCTGGGATACAAGAAAGGGGAAAAATGCTATCGGGGGGCATGGCCAAGGGGAAAAAAATTAAAAAAGACGTTCTCCAGGTTGAGACCTTGAATGGGGTTGGACATGGAATGTCGGAGGGTAAAAAGAAGAGGGTGGGGAGACCTGAAAAGTCCGTTTCTTCCGAACAGAAAAAAATAGCCCTGCGTGCTGCGTATCTCGGAATGCCCGAGGATCGCGTGGCTGTGCTGTGTGGGTTCTCGTGTGGGAACCCTGCGGGCTGGGGGCAATATCTCATTCGCCATCCGGAATTTAAACGGGAGCTTGAAACCGCTCGCGTCACCGGTGAGGTTGAAATGCAAGGAAGGGTTCTAGATGCGGGCAATGGCTGGCAAGGATCCGCATGGTTGCTAGAACGTACCCGTGGATATGTCGCAAGGGCATCGCTAGAACATACTGGCAAAGGGGGTAAGGAGTTATCGGTTAGCGGCAATCTGCTTGGCGCATTCGGTGGACAATCTAAATAGGATAGGCAATAGGAATAGCGGTATACGGATGGCGGATATGGTAATAGGACGACGGGGGCGGGGGACCACCCAGCAGGGGGGTGGGTGATACCTTATACCCCCATCCGTACCCAACCCAATTTTATGAGTGTCAAGCAAATTAAACGGAAGAAATCCCCTTCACTAGGAATGGGTTCGCATATCCCCGCATGGAAGCAGCGTAAGCTCCTGGAGGAGGCACAACATTTGGCCAACTTCCCTAAGATGATGTTGGGGCTTCGCGATGTGTACCCTTGGCAGGAGAAGGTGCTGGGAGCGTTGAACGAGAAGCATTCCAAGGTGGCCCTTAAAGCCGCGAATGGCTCTGGCAAGACGAGCATGGTAGCCGCGAGCGCGGTCGTCTGGCACATGCTCCGCTGGCCTGGGAGTCTTGTGGTATGTACCGCGGGTGTGTACCGGCAGGTGGCCGATGCCCTGTGGCCGCATCTGCGTAAGATGATCAATGGATTGGGAGGCGAGGAGAATGGATTCTCGATCAAGGATGGAGAGATCCGCTATGTGTACCCGAAGAAGGTGGATGGTCAGGAGTTGGTGAGTAGGTGCATAGGGTTTAGCGCGAGCAATCCTGAGAAGGCGGAGGGCTGGCATGTGCAGGGTCCGAGCAATGATTTGCTGTATATTGTGGATGAGGCGAAGGCGGTACCGGACGGGATATTCCAGTCGATGGAACGGTGCCAGCCAACGCGGACTCTGCTGATGAGCAGCCCCGGGGGTAGCAGCGGCTATTTCTACGATGTATTTCGCAGAAATGATGGGAAGTGGAATACCTTTACGGTGACGGCTTTTGATTGTCCGCATATCCGGAAGGAGTGGATTGATGATCAGTTCGCTAGGTGGGGCGAGGGGCATCCGCTTGTGAGATCGATGATCTACGCGGAGTTCATGGAGGATGACGGGAGTTTGACGGCGGTGAAGACGATCGATTGGCAGAGGGTGGTTAGTGGCCCACCTAAAGAGGATACGGAGGGTCAGCCGTTGACCGCGGGTTGTGACTTCTCGGCTGGTGGAGATGAAAGCGTTCTCGTCATTCGCCAGGGTAATACGGTTAAGGGGCTGGTGCGATGGCGGGATAAGGACACGATGGCCAGTGTGGGTAGGTTCATAGCGGAGTTCAGGAAGTGGAATCTGAAGGCGGCGGATATCTATGCGGATGTGGGCGGCATGGGTGTTGTGATGTGTGACGCGCTCCGCTCCGAGGGTTGGGATGTGCGGCGGGTTAACTTTGGTGAGCGGGCCATTCGGGATGATCAGTTCGTGAATAGGGCGGCGGAGATGTGGATTGAGTTTGGGCGGATGGTGGAGGAAGCGAAGGTGAATCTGGGGCCTGTGGGAACGGACGAGATTCTATTGCAGCAGTTCGTGAGCAGGAAGGTGCGGACTAATGGTAAGGGGAAGCTGACTCTGGAGGGTAAGGACGAGTTACGATCCCGCGGGGTGAATAGTCCGGATCGGGCGGATGCTATGGTGCTGGCGTTTTGCGGTGGTGGCGGGAAGCGGATGGATGAGTACCTGAAAGCGTTGGGTGAGGATGGAAGGAGCTTGCTTGAAAGGATGGAGGATGAGATAGGTCCGGTGGAGGAAACTGGGTCTCCGCTTGCTGGATGCGAGGTTGGCGGGTAGGAAGAGGGGTATACATTTATGATGAGCGACAAACAGCGGAATTCGTTGCAGGGCCAGATTGTTGAGGCTGTTGCCCAGCGAAGCCCGTGGGAGATAAGGCAGACGCGGTGGTATGAGTTACGCCATCACGGATTGCGACGTACCAATAAGCCCTGGCCCAAGGCCGCGGATCTGCATTGGCCGCTCATTGATACGGCGATCGAGAAGCTCAAGCCGCTGTTCCTCCAGCAGGCGTTGGGCATGGATGTTGTGGCCAGCTTTGTTCCGATGCGCCAGCAGTTGAATGCGTATACGAAGGTGGCGGAGGACTGGTTCAATTATAAGATTCGGGACAAGACCAATTTTACGGACGAAGTCCTG